CTTGATGCGACCCTGAACCTCTTGAATGTCCTGCATCATTTCTTGAATGGGAGGCATGATTTGGTAGAGGGGCCGCGCACCGTCCCGACCTGAGTTCAAGCCCGCAACATACGTCCACCCGCCCGGCAGCATCGAGGCCGGCTGGTTTTTCAGCTGGATATCGGCGATCATCGGCGGATTAACCATCTTATCAATCGCCTGCGCTTTCCGGCGTTGCTCTTGCTGAAGTTGCTTCACGTCGCCGAGTGCATCCATGCCGGGGCTGCGCCCGTAAGGGTCGTTGGCCGTCACGTCCCAGCGCGGCGTCATACAAGGCCAGTCGTGAAAGCCCTGAGTGCGAAGGATGGATTTGCGGTCGGAGCCTGCTTCCCAATACGTCTCGCGGAAAGGGAAGGCCTTGGGAACGGAGCCGATACCGTCAGTGTTCGGCTCAACGAGATGGAAAATTCGGCGCTCTTGCAGCGCGGCGACGGAGTTGCGATCGCGGACGGCAAGCTTAACGTCCGACGACACTTTCTCTTCCCCAAACATCTTGACCGTCTGCAGACAGGTCATAGTCATTTCGCGGCCGACCATATTCACGTTAAACTTGTCGTCAAGCTCGAAAAAGAACTCGCCCAGGCAAGGATTAAAACAGTGAATTACGTTGTCGAAATCCTCGTAAATGATTATACACGCCGTTCCGAAAACCACAAGATCAAAATACATTATGGCCATAGCAGTGTAAAAGTTCGACTCTTGAAACACCCGCATCATCCGGCGTTCGCACTCAGCGAGCCACGCGCCCACGTCGTTATCGTTCTCGTACCCTTCTATGGTGAGCTTGAACCAGGGCCGCGTCGGGGACGTGATGCCCGCCATCATGCCGGAGGCGAGGGTGCGGGCGGCGATGGTGCCAGTGCTGTCGATAATGTTGTTGTTGATAGGAGAACCGCGGTTGGCTTGATTGGGTTGGGGTAGCCAACGGTAGCGACGAGGGAGAATGTAATCGGCAAGCTCGCGCCAATGTAGGAACCACGAGTAACGCTTACCGCGCATACCCGCAATGGTGCCGTCGAGGTGCTCTCTGAGGGCTTCGACTGTCATTGGACTGCGAGTAAAGCGGCCCGGACCGCCAGTTGAAGCGCTTCCTGGGCCAGGGTTGCACAGTCTGCGTTGTGTTCCGCGATGCTAAGAAGGGTTTTGAGGTCGTGAGTTGGGGAAGATACGAGGGCGCTGAAACAGGTTTGGGATTGTGGCGGGATGGGTATGGGGCTTGTTGCAGGCGCCGGGACTTGGCCGCAAGCGGCTAGAAGTACCGGAAGAATAAGGATGATCTTCTTCATGGCGTCCTCAAGGAATTGGCGGCGGCGGGCTGGCTTCAACTGGACGCCGTTTGGAAGCTGATGCAACAGCGGCGATATGTACGGCGCGCGCCTGGCTGATTTTTTGCCAAACAGACCACGCAAGAGTCATAAGCATGACCACACCAGTCGCGATCATCATAACTTGGCTTCCGGTCACGGTTAGTGCCCAGGTGAAGCCGAACCCGGCCGCGATCTGGAGGATGCCGCGAATGACTGCGGTTGCTATTGCAACGTAGTTTGGGTCGGGCGTACTTGGAATGAAGTCGTCGTCACTCATCATTTTTCCTTTCCAGCTTTTCAACCTTATTTTCAAGAACCACTACCTTTTGCATCAAATCTCGATTTTGATGCCGATACTCTCGAAGTTCATCTTGACACTGTTGTTCGCGCTTATACATATCTTGAAGCTGGTTCCACAAAGTGTTTATGTCATCTTGAAGGTTGGCAATACGTTTGTTTTGCTCCGCGATGATCGGGCCGGGCATTCCTAGGAGGGCGGCTTCGGCCGCAACCCTTCCGCTTCGCAACGTTACGAAGATAGAAAAGGCTCCCGCAATTATCGCCGCGCCGAGCACCGCAAGTGCATTCCCGTCCATTCATGCCAAACCTGCAGCGCCCGGAACCGGAAGCTGATTCCAAGCTTTATACATCAAAAACGCAGATGCGGGCAAACAACTCACAGCCAGCGGGACTATAAGGGAAGGTTCGCCGAGGTAGATACTTTTGATTATCAAAGCGACCCAAACAAACATCGCAAAACCAGCCCCCACAAACCGAAGTAGCCAGCTCCATTCAACACCACGAACATTCAAAAGTAAACCAGTTATTTGCAAGCAACCGATTAAAATGAACGGAGTTGCGATAGTTACGGAAGGGTAAATCCAGCTGAAGTCGGCCAGCGCCGGCACACGATAGCTGATACCTGTTGTTGTTATGTAGGCGGCGAGAACGAGCTTGAAAATACCGAGGAAGCCTTCAAGCGCGCGGCCGTGGCCGAAGTATGTGAGGAAGGAGATCATTGGCCAAGCAGGCTCTTACGCTGTGTTGCCCTGGCGTCGGGGGCGCCGAGGATTGAGGTAAGGATGGTGGAACCGAGGCCTTGGTAGATGGAAGGCATGGAAGAGATTGGTCCGGCCTGTGCTGCGGACGCGTAAGTTGGAGGATTCGGCGGCGGGGCTGGCGCTGGCGGCGGGGAGATTTTGGGAGTTTTGAACATCTAAAATTAATCCCTATTACTTTGTAAGTCGCTTACTGCCGCAACCCATCCTCTTTCACCGTCAGATCGACATTCCACATACTGACGGCACCGCCGGTCTTGATCTGCCCGCACAAATCGACCCAATACGACGTGCCGCGCTGCGCCAGAGACCGCGTCGAAACGGCAAACGGCACGATCTGCCCGACCGTCGCAGACATCACGTTAAGCGCCGTTCCCTGAGTATAAATCGTCGAGCCGCCACCCGTGCTGCACGCCTGCCCGTTGGTCGGCACCGTCCCCGTCCCGACCACCACCTTGAACACCCCTCCGTCATTAACCGTATTGTTCGACATCGCACCCGTCGCAGCCGCCGTCAAAATCCCCGACGATTGCGGCGTGATCGACAGGTTCAGCCCCAAGAAGCTGAACGCCGCAGTCGAACCCGGGCCGGTCGGAAACTGACCAAGCGTCTGGGCATATTGCGGAGCTTGCGTCGCACTCGGGTTGCCGTAGATCAGGTTCTCGCCATTCGGCGACACTTCCTTGATGCAATTAGCCGTCGACGAGAAATTACCACAATAGAACCCGCTGACGATTACCGGCCGCGTGCCGCTGTCGATCTGCACCCCGACCACCGTCGCATCAGGACTTAGCACATGCCCACCATTTACCATCTGTGGCAACCCGGCACTACCGCCGCCCAGCGACACCGCAACTTGCGGACCTGGCCCCCAATCCACCTGTGGGAAGTACAACTGCACATGCGGCGCAGTTGACCTGATCCCGTAAGTCCCCGCCTGACCCCACAGATGCGGCGCAAACAACACCGTATTGGCCGCATTCGCCGTCAACATGATACTCGCCGTCGTCGCAGGGCCCACCGCAATCAACCCGTAATGCTGCGTGTCGCTGTTGTCGATGTAGACAATATTGTCGGGATAAGTCGTCGGGCTCGGGTAAAACGTCGCATCGACCAACGCGTACAGCCCAAACGTCATCGTCGTATTGCAGCCAGAAGCGCTGCCGATGTTCAAGCCTCGCCCGGTTGCCGCCGGGTTCGCCACCATCACGTTGGTCAACCGACCGTGCGGCAGGCAAACCGACTTCACCACATCCGTCGCCAGCGTATTACCGTCAAAGCCGATATCCTTGAACCCGGCGCCACGGCTGAAATTGGCGCTGCCGTTGAGCAGGATCGCCATCGGCGCCAACGCGCAGACCTGGCTGGCCTCACGACCAGCGCCCGCCGTGTCCACCTGATAAGAGCCCGGCGCCGAGTTGATCTGGCTCGCCGTCCCCCAACACCTAATCTGCGGCGTATTGATCTGCGGCTTGGGCAACGGCGGAAAGTAAACATAGCCCTGCTGCCCGCTTTGATCGGCCTGAGTCGCCGCTTGCAGATAGGCCGCGTTGATCGCCGCCGCATTATCGGTGCCCCAGGTGACATACTTGCTGGAAGCCGTAAGGTTCTGCCCGGGGGCGGCGGCCAGGGTGAGGTGCGTCGCGTCCGTCACCCCATTGATGGTCGTCGCCAGTGCCGTCGTCGCCGTGCTCCCGGCCTCCAGGATCACGATCTTCTTGCCAATATCCGCCGCAGTGAAAGCACAATTTACGCTGCCCGGCGCTATCGTAACACTCGTGTTCGACGCTGTGCTGGTGACCAGACACGGCACCCGAATGCCGTCGCCGACCGCACCAAAGTCTTTTACGTTGATCAGGCCGGTGTCCAGGTTCCGTCGCGCCTCCGGCAGCTCCGCATTCGAGGCCGCCGGGTTCATCCCGCCGAATGTTGGCGGGCCATCCGACCAGCCTGCGCCAAGCGTCGGACCATTATTTGTCCAAACTGAGCCGGGCGCTGGGTTAGGGTTTGCAGTCTGGGCTAAAGCGACCGCTGGCCATAAAAAGGCAATAAGAAAAAAAGCTTTCATCTTGGCGGCCCGTCACTACTTCCGACAGGTGGAACAGGTTGAGCATTCTCGAGAGACCGGACTATCGGCGGGTCGTCGAGAAGGTAAAAGTGTGGCCATTGACCGACCCAGCGTCCGTAAACGCGCACCTTTTCTTCAGCGATAGCCGCAACGGCCTCGGCATCGAGACCTTGCATCAAAGGTGTTACAGTCCGCACATCAAGTACCGTATCGGTAGGGTATTGTACGTCGTCAATTATATGAGGAGCGAGGAGTTTAATGCGCATGAGTTTGGCCTCAATACTGTCCGTAATAAACGACAGCCTGGACTGCCACGCCAGCTGATGTTACGAGACAAAGGGCGTTACTGGCAGGTGTCGCAAGACCGCGAAAGAACGAGCTGCTGTCAGCGACGCCGACTTGGGTTGTTAGGGAAAAGGCTGGCGTTAGATTAGTGCCGTTTGTTGCACAAGCAACGCCTGTACCATATTTGAGCGCAACTGTAGCGGTGCCAGCTGCAAGTATGTTGTATCCGCAAATGTAAATCTGTTTACCAGTAACGAGTGCGACAAGCTCAGTCGCACCATTTGTGGAGGCATCATATACAGTGCGCGCATTACAAGTAATTGGCGGGCCGGGAGGCACATTTACTGGTTGCGCCTGCGCTCCTGCTATAAAAAGGAAGAAAGGAATTAACCAACGCATGTTAGTATCCTCGCCCTTTTCCCTTCCGCTTCTTCGCGTCAGTACGTGTAATAGTTTGTTCCATCACTGCAAATCCTTCCGGAAGCGTTAGTGGCGAAGGTTTTGGTAGTCTGGCCGTTGATGGTGGAAGTGGTTGGAGTGACAGTGACGGTGCCGGCGCCGATTGTTATGACCCAAAAACATTTGCTGGCCTCGAAACCGGCGGTGGTGGCGACAGGAAGGGTAACGGCGATTGGGCTGCCGTTGTTGAAGGTGACGACCTTGCCCATATCGGTCGCAGCGATAGTGTACGAAGTGCCGGTTTGGGCGTTGAACTGGCTGTTACCCACGCCCCACATTCCCGGCGGCTGCCACGCTTGGCCGATAGAGGGACTGAGGAAGTATTCGAGGCTAGGGGCGGGGAGGTTCTGCGCGCTGGCGCCACCAGCCCACAACAGTCCCAGCCCAAATGCGACAAACTTCTTCATAAAGCGTCTCCTAGTAAAGGCTGGCGACCGGGCCGAGGGCGGTCGTGAATGTGGTCGGCGGGGTGATGGTGGTGAAGCCGGTAGCGTAAGTCTGGCCAGTCTGCTTGCTGGCACCGAATGCGCCAGCAGTCCATGCGGTTGGGCGGACAGTGTTGTTGTCGTAGAAAGCTAAGACGTAATAGGTGCCGGGGGTTAAAGCGAGGGTGGCGGTGAAGGGAACATTTTGATAGACAGTCGTACCTGCGGAGGCAGTGCTTGCGGAAGTGGCCACGACGGCGCCGGCGCGGTTTGCAAGACCAACCTTAACGTTGCCACTAGCAACCGATCCGTTATAGGTGGAAACGCCCGTCGCGGTACAAGGCATTGTTACGAGGATTTCGGCGATGTAAACCTCGGTCGCAACGGGCGTTTGGTTGGTGTTGGCTGCGGTCGCAGAGGTGTTGGGCGCGCCGCCGGTGTGTACCATACGGCAGGCCTGAGTAGCGCCAAGCGCGGCCGAGCCATCAGCGTTGACATAAGGGATGCCGGCGGTGACTGTGCCGGTTGCGTCACGAGGGGAGGATAGGACGCCGCCGCCTGATTGGGAACCTTGGAGGTAAACGGTTTGGGCTTGGGCGGCGATGGCCAGGACGCTAAGGGCGGCGGCTAGAATCCACTTGTTCATGCGACAAGCCTTTCGAGGGAGAAGGGGTCGTACTCGGTTTGGATGAGGTCACGAGGTGGGCCAAGGCCGCCGGCAAGCTCGCTTGCGACGACGGGGTATGCGAAAGTGAGGGCGAGGCCGTCGGCCCAATCGGGTGAGGCTACGCCACGCGCCTTCATATCTTGCTTGCGTTCGAGCTGTATCTCATCGCGGCCGTTGAAGCCGTAGGTCGGGCCGACTAACTGCTGGCCGAGATCATCCGCGTCCTCGATGGCGCCAGTTACGAGCCAGGCGCGCATCGCGCCCCACATCTCAGCTCGCTTGTTGGCGTAAGCCTCGCCTTGAGAAAGGATGTCGTGGCGGTCGGCCTTACCCCCGAACTGGATGTCGTAGACGTTTAGGCGGAGTTGGCGGCAGCGATCAACTACACCGCCACCTACACCACCTCCGTCGATAAATACAGCGTCGGCGCGTAGGGCGGTAGCGAGTTCGACCACTCGCGTAGCGACAGCCATAGTATCGAGGCCACGAAGGCGAATGGCTGGAGTTGTGCGTGCATCGCGACCCTTCCTCACCACAATCACAGTTTCGTCGTCGCCGAAGCGAGCTACGTCCACTCCGAGTACACAAGGGTCGAAGATTTGGGCCTGGGCTTCCCGTACCCGCGCCTCGGCGACGAGGGCAAAGGAGATGAATTCGGACGCACCTACGCGCGGGAAGACGCCTCGGACGCGGACGCGGAAGAAGTCTGAGTCCTCACCATAGGCTTGCTCCCAGGATTTGATCTGGGCCTTGTTCGTGAACGAAACCTCGCGCGAGTCGACTTGAGTTGTATGCCAACGAGCGTCATCAAAACATTGGCGGAAGCGTCCTACACTTCTTGTCGGGTTACCAAAGGTGAGCCAGAGCCGCTCCGTGTTTTCATCTGAGAGGAAGCCCTCGGAAGTTTCCCAAATGATGTCGGGGATGGATGAGGCCTCGTCGTAGATCATGAACACGCGCCGCCCCTGGTTGTGGAGGCCCGCGAACGCCTCAGGGTTGCGCTCAGACCAGGCGATCATATCGACGCGCCAGGTCTTGATGTGGTCAGGGTCTACGGAAAAGAGGGAGGTGGCTTCGAACTTGAAAAGGGGGCGGCCGATGAAGAGGCGGAACCACTTGGCGAGTTCGGCCCAGGTTTTGGTTTTTAATTGGGTCTCTGTATTGGCGGTGACCACTCCTCGAGTGTCGGCCGCAGTGGACATTGCCCACAGAATAATCCAAGCAACGAAAGCGGACTTTCCGATACCGTGGCCAGATGCAGTAGCTTCAAGCACGGCGGCGCTTGGTGACAGACCCTCCCCAATACGCTGTAGAAGGGCGCGTTGCCAGGGCTCGGGTCCGGGTCGGCCACGCAACTCTCCTTCGTCCCAAGGGAAAACGGCCTCGACGAAACCCAAGGGGTCAGAACGGAACTCGACCAGGAAGTCGAGCAAGTTCTCGATTGTGGCTTCGTCGAGGTCCATCAAGTGCTACTCAGGAGTTGGACGGAACTTCGCCGGGAGCGGGGCTGGGAGACGTGCCGACATCGACGCCGTGAAGGGCATCCGCGGCGCTCTGCAGACGCTGGGCGAAGTCGGCGAGTTCCTGATCGTTGTTGGTCGCGGGATGGTTCTTGATGAAGTCGGCGGCGGCCTGCATCTCCGCCACGGCGTTATTGACCGCAAGCTTGAGGTCGTCGATTGCTTCCATAACGTAACTCCTATCTTGCGCGTGTTGGGACTCAATTCGTTCTAAGGTTCGTGCGATGTTGTGGAGCCACCTTTCAAGCATGGTGATAGCGCCGAACTTGTCCAGTAGCGCGCTTGTTTCGTGCCACTCGGAAAACGACGCGGCCATCTTCGACCCAAAACTCTATGTCGTGGACGAGACCGCAATCACAACATGCCATTTTGTAAGGCTGCTTGTCCCGCGTAACCGGCCGGATTTCGCGCGACCAGCGCCCGTTAACAGCAAACTCTTGAATGTAGCGTGTCACCACTGTCCACTCAGGATACAAGTGGTGAGGGCAAGGAAGGCGCCGGCGATGGTCACAAGGGCGATCCACTTCCTACGTGAGTTTACGAACCGCAAGCTCAATACACTTTTCCCTGACCTCGTCAAGGCCGGACTGGATGAGGAACCAATCGGGCTGCTGGCGCTGGTAGGCGATCTGGCGCGCGCTGGCCGACGCGACGCGAAGGGCGTCGATGAGGTTGGAGAAGGCGTATTCCTCTTTGAGGATGCCCTGGCCGAGGACATCACTCATGCGATGAGGCTCCGTGCCTTCTCAAGCATAGAGTAGACGACCTTGAGGCTGGTGCCGGCGTGGTTGGGGCCGACTCCGTCGTAGTGGGACTTCCCACCGAGGAAGGGATCGGGGAGGGATGCCCACTCAAGGGATAGGTTGTGGGCGAACCGCTCGTCATCGACTTCCTTCTTGTACCAGCGCCGATAGTCGTATTGGCACAAAAGGAGCCAGCCGAGGTTGTCTTGGAAGGCGGGGGTGAAGTGGGATGAAAGGGGGGCGCGGGCTTGGGCCGCCAAAGTGGTGAGGGTGGGGTGGATGATTTGGTAGCGGCCCACGGCGCTGGAGGGCCGGGTCCGGGCGAGTTGGGCTTGGAGTTGGTAGATTTGGGAAAGGGTGTACTTGGATAGGTCCCGGGTGCCGATCTGCTCCCCTATCACGATGTTGTAGTCGCCGTGCGACTCGTACTGAGCGATGAAGTCGAGGATGGTGTCGGTGCAAGGGTCGCTTTCGTAGTAGAGGGCGCTCACCCGTATGCTCCCCCCTTGGGGTGGAATCTAGTCACGCCGCCTCATCCTTTCTAACCTTTGCGTCCATCCGCGCCGCGATGTTCATGTTCAGGTTCTTGTTGACGGAACGCTGAACAGGGGCATAACCGGCGCGGTCCGCGAGTACCTTGATCGCATTGATGAGGGTTTCGTCCGCGATCTCCTCAGGCCGGTCGAGCACGCGATCGTGAAGCTCCTGCACCGAGTCCAGGGTTACGTTGAGGAAGATTCCCTCAACCTCCCGCGAAACGTCCCGGGCGTCGGTTTTGTAAAACTCGACGAGTTCGATGAAGGCGGGATCGTTCTGAAGGATGCTGAGGCGGGACAGGGCGTAGCCGGTCTGAGCTGAGATGGCGCCGGGGCGCAGGCCAGCCGCGAAGAGCCGGGCCACTTGGTGGTGGGAGTCGCGGAGACGCACGAGTTCCCGGGGCCGGGCCGGCACTGGCAGCGCCGCCTCCCCTTCACTTAGCTCCCGGACGACGCCGGCTATTTCAAGATCGAGCGCCATTTGTTCCTCGCGCGTATGATAACGGAGAAACGCCCGGGTTGTCAACAACGTTCCGCGTTTATCGCGGGTTAAGGTGTATTGGCCTCGCAAGCGAAGGCCGAGGTGTATATCTGAAAAGTTTCTACAAAATTAGCGAAGGGAGGGCGCTAGATCGAGGCCGGCCCCTCGGCGGCGGTACCGGGGGGCCTTAGCGAATTATTCGCCGTCGCGACGCGCTGCCTCTTCTGCCATGCCCGATGACGGGAACGGTCCGATGACGCGTCCAGTGGGATCGACGAAACACCATTCGTCGGTTCGCCGGCGAAACACTAAATATTCCAGACGCCCGGGAACCGGCACCCAAATCTCGTGAACATCATGCGAACACATCATGACCATACCTCCATAAAACCAACGCCATAATCCCACAGCCCGGGCTCGGCGTCAACCACAATATGCGTGAAAACGCGTGAAAACGCGTGATTGGCTGATTATTGTTTATGGGACGTGGTGGCCCGGCCCGATGTTGAGTTGAGTTGTGTATGATTAACGCCGTTAATGTTGTGTATGATTTTCGCGTTGTTGTGTATGAGTGTGTTGTTTATAGAGTTGTGTATGTGTAATTCGTTTTTGTAGTGTGTTATTTTTTAAAATTTTTTTTTTTCAAACTTTCAGAGACGCAGGTAAGGGTGTATACACCCCAAGGTAAGTGTGTACGATGTACAACACCAACACACAAACACACGTGCCATAAATCAAAACCAGCAAATCATGATACTTGACGCCACCGCACGGCACCCGGTACAATACCAAGGTACAAATACAACATTGGAGTTAACAAATGGCCCGGCCCCGGCAAGGTATTGACGCATACTACGACATTCGGCCGATTTGGTTCGCGGCATTCACAACAACAAGCATATCTCGAACGTTCCATTCCGAACGCGAAGCGATCCAACTCGTACAACGTTTAAATAACTTGAGGTTGTTGTGGCGCCAAAAAGAAGATACAAACGCAATCATCGCGGATAAATACATGGTAAGAAGGGAAAGTAATAAGGTTATTGTTGAAATGCGCGCCCAACACCCGGTTGAATTGTGGCAAGACGATACAACAAACAAACCCATTGATAAACAAATGGTGCTCAACCAAATGGTACAAAACGACATGCTCGAACTTGAACAAACGGGTTTTGTTGTACCAAAACAACAAGAATTCGACGACCCGTTCGATCCCGACGCGCCGTTGGCGTTGGAGTGTTGAAACATGTTGCAACACCATGAAACACGTTGAAACTGGTAATATGCAATGGACAATGGCATATTGGTGTTGTGCAGAGATTGAACACACGGAGACGGAAATGAACATCGCCGATTTTTCCACCTACATCGTGCCAACGACCGTCAGTGACGGCAACGGGAAATTTCACCCTGGCATCAAATACGGTCTGCAGATACACTACTGGGCAAACCGCAAATTTGATGATGAAAACGAAGCGTATACGGCAGCCGAACTCGCCGTTAACGACGCAATCGCCGCCGCAAACAGCGTTATTCGCGAATGGAATTTAACCTCACTAACATAAGATTTCATCGCCTCGTGCCTGTTACGGCAGGCACGCACGATGCAATCTCGCATCACACGGAGCGCAACAAATGAACATCCCAGACAACATCACCATTCCCCTCGGCCGCCAATCCGTTTACGGCACGCTCGAGGTTCCCGTCGGCAAATTCCCGCCACACGTTCTCGATTACGTGTTCAATTACGGGTTGAGACAAGTTCTCAACGACGCGATGGCGGATAAAAAGGACGATGACGGCAATCCGTTGTCGGCCGATCTGATCCGCGCCAAAGCGGAAAAACGCCTAGACAACATGTTGGCCGGCAACCTTCGCATATCCCGCGAATCCGCCGAGCCCGCCGATCCAATCGAGGCAGAAGCGCATAAGCTCGCGAAAGAACATCTCACCAACGTGTTCAACAAAACGCCGTATTGGAAAGATGCGGACGGTAAGGCGGGCAAACGGTTGTTGAACGTCATCAACAACCATCGCGCCGCGAAAAACGCCGAACCGTTCGATACACTTTCTGACGCCCTGGATCAGTTCCTGGAACACGAAAGCAACAAAAAGTTCTGGGATCACGCGCGCCGGAACGTGAAGGAACGGGATGATTCGGCGAAAAAGGTTGACCTCGACGCCATGGGGTTTTGATCCAAAGGGGCGCCGGCCAACACAAACCGGCGCCCTTTTTTCGGAGGTTGTTATGACAACATACCAAACCGTAACACCAGCATATGGCCGCGATTACAAATCAAAGAAGGACGCAATCGCGGATTGGAATGCAGGAAAGGATTTCCAATGCCAGCCACAAGGCTGTTACATATCCAAACGTGAGGCAAATGAAGCCGGACTCGCTATAAACATCCGGTACAAGAAACTGCAACACGTCATCGCGTTACGGCCAGGTGAATAAAGACCCCACCACGCGCCACAGCGCCAACAACTAAAGGAGCCCCCAAATGTTTATCCGCACAAAATTCCGTCACAACGGCATCGCCCACGCCACACTCCCCCAAGAGTTTTCCACAACGCGCGACGACGTAATGCGCGACTGGACAAATGGCCCGGACCCGGACGAGCCCCGAGAATTGCCGATGCGGAATGAGCGCGGTTTTCGGCAGCGGAAAATCCGCGGCATCATGGACCGTAATTGGTATTGACAATGGGCAATGGGTGTGCGATCATCACCATACCGATTGCATCGCACACCCGCGATGAACGGCCGCCGGTAAACACGAGCCCGGCACAACAATGGGAATCGCAACATGACACAAGCACAAATCGCCCGCGCCATCGCCATTTACACTTGGGACGGATATGACGCGGACGAAATCGGCGACCGATTGAACCCGCGTGATTTCGATGACATGGCCGAGGTTTGCCGTACAATGGGCGCGGTCGGCACCAAGCTGCCATCGGCAACGGACAACAGCGACATTATGTCGTTTTTGTTTCCAGACGGATCGACCGCAAACGTCATCTTGAACGCGGACGGAATCGGTTGCGGCATCGAGGACGTTTTGCCGTAACACCAGCCGCATCCGCAACTTGACAATGGCAACGGGCAATGGTACAATATCCACCATTGCCCGTTCCTCTTTCGAGGTCCAAATGAACGATGAACAAATCGCCGTTTCTCTTTACATCGAACGCGGCATTGATTTGGATCACGCGCGGGATTTAGTGCAATTCATTACGGAATATTTCGGCCCGAGCAACGACAACGCGCCACAAAACATTTCGCAATTTTTGCAAAATAACCTTCACGTTTTGGAGTCAAACGGGTTATGAATGAACTTAGCGACATCTTAAACGCAGCACTTGTAGCACCCCAGGTCCTATCCTTCTCCGACGAAGACGAGGCTAAATCCTGGCAATTCCGCGCCTACAAATACCGCAACCGGCACCCGGAATTTCAGCAGCTCATGCTAACCCGGCGCGGGCGTGAGGTGAAGGTGCGGGTGCCGCAATTTACTATACAAGGGGAATGAACGTGGAAGAGATTCAGAACGAAGATGTATTACCAGACGATTACCCCGTCTGCGGTGACTGCTGGTACATAATGGACGGAATGCCAAAACGCAGCGATTTCCACAACGTAAGTGTGGGCTATCTGAAGGGTCGCACTGGTCATAAAGAAATAAGACGTTGCAATGCCGCTGCCCGTAAACTTCCAGTTTATTGGTGAGAAGATGGACAAACCGCAACACGCCCTCTCCATCTGGATAACCCAAGACGACACTATCATCGTCCAATACCCTGACAACCAACAGGTCGCCCTGCCCGGCCACGAGGTGACACGCCTCCTCAACATTCTCCGAACCCAGGTGCCTCGGCCGCAAGCCCGAAACC